GCTTTAGTTACCTGTTCTTCTGTATACATGTCACCATATCCTTTCGACATTATTTACAGTCCAGGATTATGTCCGCATTCCCCTATCTGTTCCTTCTTCAGTAGACATGTATACATTAGCATTACTAAGCAGGTATCCACCAGGTGGGCTGAAATCACTGGTCCACAATGCTTTGCCTTTTATAAGGCACACATCATCCATATACCCAGTAATGCTTCTAATAGTAGCATCGTAGACTTCCCAGCCAATCTCGTAACCAAAGCTGGTATTCATATACGGCCTAACCACAGAGTCTGTGCAGATGTGTGATGCAATAAGTTTTCCATCAAGAAAAACATATCCTGTATGCCCGTTTCTCGTACAAGCAAAATGGTGCCATACGTTTTTGCTTATATTGACTGCCGTAGATGGAACAACAAATATGTCGCCTTGCGTGGTATCTTCTACGCTACAAGTTAGATAATCCGAATTGTATACATTACAAGAAAATACACTTGAATAAACACTATCGTTATGCCCTCCAAGTAATGCCGCACCCCAGACAGAATTCGAGTATTTTGCCCATAGTGAAATTGTGAAATCACCATCGCAGGCACTTGAAGCATTATTTATTGAATATGGCAATGATGTATTATTTACGATTTTAACTGCGTACCCGCTGGTATTCATCAGTGGAGAATCCGTTATTTTTTCCACGATACCATTTGTCCATGCATTACCCGCTAAATCTTTTAGTCCAGTTTCATCAGCGCGTAATCTAATCAACCAATCAACGCTCATCCCTTTTTCTCCTCCATAGTGAATTATCATTATCTACATATTACTCATATTGACCATCCTTCCTATTACAAATTCTGGTAATCAGTTACGCCACGCGCGATTGCCCGGGCAAATTCACCCATTTCCCGGACAAAGTATCCTGTTCTTCTCTATCCAGGTACCTTTTACCAAAGGCAAAAAATCCATTATTCCTATAAAATTCCAACAACGCTGGAACATCTTCACACTCAAGGTATGTCAACTTCCCACTGGAAACCTTTTGGATAGCTTGAACTTTTGCGCACGCTATCTCCAACAATTCTGAACCGGTTATGAGCTTATTATAGTCATGGGAAAAATTTTTCCCAATCTGCCCGATAAGAATCGTAGGAACAACAAATTTCTTTATATCTAAATCATATGTACCAAAGACAGAAATCTTATAATGCATGAATGCCATCTAATTTTATTCAATATCAACTCCTTCTACATTCTTATAACTACTAAAATCAATCTCATCCGACTCACTGATATATCCTGTTTCTGTAGTTACTTCCACTGGCGTGCTCATTGATACATTGAACTTGGTCACGAGATGCATGCTGCCATCGAAATCCACCTGATTGCTGTGAGTAAAATCTGTCTTATCCGTATTGTCGAATCCGCATTCAGTCACTACGATATTCGCATCGCCTGCTTTGAACTTCAAGACTTCTACTGGTGGCAAACAAAATGTTTTCGTGCGATTGATGGATATTTTTACCGTCTTAGGTGCAGCAACATTAAGTTTCGTGACCTGCGAATATCCAGATGCCGAGCCAACTACTGTCTGGTCACTATCTATCTGTTTCCAGCAGCCTTTGCTGAGATCCGCATCAAAAACGCCTGCTGTATGATCTATCAAACACATATACAAGGATTCATTATGCGACACTAGCTTGTTTTTCGCATAAACGGTTCCTGTTGCCCAGGGCTCCGCCGTGCTGGGGTCTGTAGATGTTCCGCTGCTACCGCTGCCGGCAATAGTCAGCCGGCGAAGGACTAAGGATACCGTACCATCGGTATAGGTATCCCCCTCACCATAGCCTACTGGTTCTGTTATGCCGGATGTTCCAGGGACGATGACTTCCCAGAAGCCCCAGGATGGAATTGTGGTTGTACGGAGTACGTCTTGCTTCACATAAGCGGTATTTGGCTGCCACATCAGCCAATGTGCCTTGCTGGACTCGTGGATTTTGTTCAGGGCATTCTTATCAATCTGCTTCAGTGCATTGTTGAACTGATCCGATAAGAGCGGCTTTGAGCGGTCTATAAGCGGTATGTTCAGATTATCTGTATTGTTCATTAAAATCACATCCGTTCCCTTTCGGTAATGTTAGCTCCATCCCATTTATAGCTTTGCACCTGACCACCAGATGCTGTGGGCACATAATAAGAATTGAAGGCAAAGCCTGCCTTCATAGTGTAAGAATCATAGGTATCTTTTTTTGTCATGATAAGGATATCTTCACTTACGGTGTACTGCTGTCCATTCTGTCCATAGATGCCGGCTGCAGCTGGTGTCCCAATCAAGAAAATTGGCATATCCTCATACATAACCGTGACTTCTCCAGCCATAGTTCCAGCAGGTGCCACAATGCGATCTCCACCGCCCCAGTTTGTCATTCGGCTGACGGCTGTTGCCACATCTGGCACAATATCAACGAGCGTCGGGATTCTCCAAAGGAATGCCCGCTGCTGAGCCTGATAAGAAAGCAGGCCATCATTCCGCGCATAGAGCTTCATCGTCACATTGAGCGATATGTCAGTAAAGTTGTTGCAGAAATCTTCCCAGGACACCGTTGCTGGTGCCATGGGAAAGGTAAATTGCGCCGTCTCGCTGCCATTCGTAAGCAGCAGCAGATAGTCTGTCCCTGCTGTTGCTTCAAAATCCGTCTTACTCCAGTATTCCTGTTTGTCGTCCTGGGATACCATGCCAAGGCTCTGGCGGTTGTTCCGGGGAATGAATTGAATGGTAAGATCCCCCACTACTTTTTCTACTTGATAGGCCGCCGTATTGTAACGATCGGTGATACGGATACAGCCAGGAACAGATGGCCGTATACTTCGCTGTGTGGTCTGAAGGTTTTGGACCTTTGCATAGTCAAACTCCTCCGTATGCGTAACGGATGATGTGATGATGTTATAGCTCTCTTGAGTTGTGCTTCCGAACGTACAGACTGGACCAGCTCCTGTGACAAGCTGGTATGTGCCAGCAGAGATGAAAAACACATCCGCAAGGGCATTATGCACTGCCGGCACGGTATCGCAGACTCCCCGGAGCAGCCCCTTGACCTGCCAGTGCCCATTCGGCAGCTTCAGGAGTGTGCTGTAGGCAATGATTTCATCATCAATCACCAGCAGCCGGCTCCCCTGTCGCGCCGTTGCAATATCCGCAATAACGCTGGATGCCAGGTCCTTGATACCGCCGAGATCAGAAATCTCGAATCCAATAAGGTCCTCAACTGCAGAGAATTCCTCCATACCGTAGATTAACCGACCTGCTGGAGACCATTTACTCAAGCTGGACGTGCTTTCGAAACTACCGCCGGCCGGCTCACGCCATACGGTCCAGAGTGTCGTTTCAATGGATGGGATAGCCGCAAAAGCCGCAACATAGGTATTTATATCCGTAAGCAGCTCATAAGGCATTTCTAAGTATCGGAAATCCTGCACACCGGCTGGGTACTTATCTTCAGGTTTCCACTCTGTTGTTCCGGAATATTCAAATTCGGTTTTTGCAAGCCCCCAGATATCTTCCATTCCCTCCAACTTTATCTGCCCTTCTGTCAACTTTGAAATATCAACATCCGTCACTCGAATAAGCATATTTTTAATGCCATAAGGCGCCCAGTTCAGCAGGATTACATCTCCGATACGGACATTATACAGTTGCCGATTGCCAGTGATAGTAACTGTTGCCAAAGGAAATGCCTGAGTATTCAACTCTCGCTTAGCGGCCCATAGCGCGTTGACCGCTGTCGTGAAGTAGGTGTAGCTGTAGGATTTCACTGTCTGCACACCGTTATTGATTTCGATGGCAGCCGGATCCTGTGTTGGTACACTGGCTTGTTCATATTTAGAATCTGCTGCGGTAAAGTCAACGGAAATTTTACTGATAATCTGAGACCAGTCAAGTCTGGTGAACATAATCTGAGAGCAGTTGGATGTATCCAACCGCAGGCAGGTATTCACGTCATAATCATCTCGGATCAACCGAAAAACCAGCTTGCCCGTATGCGGATCAGAGAATCGGGCTGCATTGATATGGTCGCATATATTATCAATCACGGACTGGCCTTTAATAATGCTCGTAAGCTGGATACTGATTCCAAGACCCTCCTCGCACAGTGTTTTCCCCATCACCGTTAAAGCATCAAGATCCAAATTGTCCTGGCTTTCTGCAAGGCCCCAGTCGTTATTGGTGATGATCTCGTAGATTACTTCCGCAGGATTTGCATCCTCCCCAATCTGCCCCAATCCGAGATGGTTTGGACAGTTTTGCAACTCAATCCAGAGTGTCGGGATGGTAGCCTGCTTACCGATATAGGCAGTAGGAACCACCGTGCTGACATATGGCCGGTAGGCCGGCGTCAGCCCGCGCAGTTCTTCCTGCACGCTGCTTTGGTTCATCTGCCGGACCATCCATGGATCCGGATCCTGCCCATCACTGCCAAGGTAGACATGCAGATTACCAACGAAACCGCCCTGCTCATCCGGTCCGCCGAACAGTTCTTCGTTATCAATCCGGATATCCAACACAGCGCCATCCTGTGCTTCCCGGCTCACATCGCCACTCCACACGCTTTTTTCATTCAGATAGATATGCCTGACCCGCATATTTTCGCCAGACCAGCTGATAAGATATTGGTATCCAAGATAATATTTGAATCCCTTCTGTACTGTCGTTTTCAAGTTTCGTCCATTGATAAGCCAATTCAAAAGCCAAACAAAGAGTGAATATAAAAGCGGACCTATCTTGTCATCTTTGGTTTTTCCTTCAGTCTTTACGGTGACATCCGTTACCTGGCCTCCTTCCCCGCCCTTAACCGAACCACCACCACTTTGTTGGCCTTCACCTACGGAATGCCCCGTCCAGAGTGAAGTGATATATTGCATCACCAGGGAAAGAACGAGTGGCCACGCATTGAAATTTGCATGAGCCGCATAGGTTTCGGTGTAGATGGCACTGGAAAAATCGCCGAAATAAGCAACAATCGGAGATTTCACAAGCGCCCGCCCCAAAACAACCGGGATCGGATTCCCGATTTTCGTTTCGCTGCTGCCGACCGAAAGATTATCCGGGCTGCTGGATGTCTCATCCTGTGAATTGGAATTTTTATTGATGAGCCATAAGAGTAAACTGGATACTCCATAGCCAACGTACTGATTGAGCCCTGCCATAGCCCGACCTCCTTATATTGATATGGTACCTACATTGCCGTCCGTATCCCGTTGAATTACCAAGCTGTCAATCCAATAAGTTCCCTGGCCGGTCGGATTCTTTTCCGGATCTGTAGGCGGACAATACGGGATGCCACTAAAATTCAATGTATTGGCATAGCGTTTCGCGCAGGTAGTGAAGAGCTGATCACATCCAGGAACGACAGATACCGTGTTGCGCGGCGTATCCATAAACGGATATTTCAGCGTAATACAGTCTCCCTCATGCATGGCAATCATCCGGACACGATCCCCATAATACAGCCGGCCGCCGGCAAAATACCCATCCTCATAATCAGCAAACGCAGCAGAATAGATAGATAAGCCATCCACTTTGTCAATCACGGCAGAAACCATGAAATCCGTCTTTTTGAGCTTGCAGTTATGATCGAAAACCGAGTGCCCGCAATAATACTGGTTCATGCCATTCGGCAATTCTTTTTGCAGCCAGGCATCCATCGTGCAAGTGAGCTGGCACTCTGAATCCTCGAACTGCACCTGTGTGATACTGGCCCGCATGATGATATCGTAGCGATTCAAGTCGCTGGCATGCAGCCGGTAGATGAACACCTCAACAGGCAGTTCCGGGGGCGCCCCTTCATAGAGCTTTGCAACGGAATTGTCCTTGTCCACGCTGATGACACATGCCTCCGAACTGCCGCTGCTGCCTGGCTTGATGTTCTCTCGTTGGATCGTATCCGCGTAGAATGTTTTTGTCGTGCCGTCGCGCATGGGAATGGTGACATTCTGCGCATTACTGGTGTATAAATAATTAATGTCCCCATAAGCAAACACATAGAGTTCAATAGGCTGCCCGGTATCAATGCCGGTTTCCTCCGGCCGAATCTGTGAATCCATTATCGATCTACCTCCCGAAGCGTAAGGGATGTTGTGGCTATCGTCGAAGTTTCATAGTCAATTGTCAGATCATCCGAGTCAAAACGGTAACGGCAAAAGAAGGATATCATGAGAATCATGTCCATACGGATATCCTGTGCCAACGGCTGTTCCAGGAATACAACACCATATGTGCTGAACTGATCCCGGCTGTATCCTGCAATGCTGAGGATCTGGCAGCTACCATCCTTGAGAAAAACCACGATCTTCTTTCTCCGGCTGCTCTTGTTGTAGTATTTCCAGTACCACATCATCTTCACATGGAGCTGCGTAGCCCCCGCAACGGCTGACTCCCGAAGATCCATATCACGAATCCAGGTTGGCGCCCAAAAGGATTTCCAGGTGCCCTTATGGCGATAGAAAAACCGCTGTACGTTATTTATCATCTGCCGCGAGTTCAGAACATAGGTGATTTCTCTGCTTTCTGATGGATTGTAGCTCTTGGCGTCAAATTTGAACACTCCGGTATCGTAATCAATCCGATTGCAGTTTTTGGTGAAACGTCCATCCAAATTATCAGCCCACTGCGGCTCATATTGCCAGACCTCAACGTTTTGATAAATGGCTGGCAGATCATGCTGATACCCCCATACCTCAGGGATTGCCTCATCATAATGGATATCGTATTGCTCCGGATAATATTCTGGGGCATTTTGCGCCTGCAGAAGTTCAAAGTTCAAGGTCATCTCTGAAATATCATCTGTCCGGGCGGTGAAAGAATTGTCAACTGCAAGGACGGCTTTAAAAACGGGTATCGCCATTGTGGAAAGAGCTTTCCAATTTGCGGTGAGCATACTGGTGAGGCCCAGAACACCATTTGCTGTGATATATTTCAGATCATAGGAGCTCCCGCCTCGCTCATCGTCCAGCCATAATTCGACTGAGCCGATGTTCCGATAGCACCAGAGGAATTCCCGCGGAATAACAATATCCTGCTGTCCGGCTGCCGCGTTGTCTGGAAGCTGGGCAGCTGCATGCCATAGCGGGAAAGGAATGGCCGAAGACTGCGCATGATAAATCAGCGCCCGCAGCCGTTCGGACTGCTCTGCATTCATCCCTGTATAGTCATAGGCCACAAACCTTCTTGGTTCCTGTCGAAGGGCCTGCCGTTGTTCCGAACCGTCCCACGACAGGAGGATAGTCGTGAGAAAGGATATTCTCTCGCTGATATGTGCATTAGGCTCTGACATTAGGTATCCCCCCAATTCGGACTAATATCGAATATCTTTCCGGAAAGTTCCTCAAACCGGTACTTTTGCAGCCACTTCCACATCTGCCAAAGCATCCATGGCTCATAACAAGGCCCACTTGCGTAATCATCATTGAGAAAAAGGGAGGAAGCTGCACACGCCCAGAAAAGATACATCCCCAGTGTGGATACATTGCCTCTTCGGTCTGATCTTTCGTAGTATGCGGCAAGCTCCGACATGCCATCTGCAAGGGACAATGGATAAATCCCCACAGCCTGCAGTTCTCTTGTGACGTGCGCAAAAAGCGGAGATTGGTCTTTTTCATGCAAAGTGAAGGTGATAACTGGTAAAGCGCCGGATTCACTGTCAATCAGCCAGAAAGTATGACCTTTCTGTATATAATGGTAGTCTCCTCCTCCATCGGAACTGCCATTCAATCCCCAGATAAATTCAGGCAGAAAAGAGAGGAAAAGACCATAGGGACGAGAGGCAATAAGAAATGGTATGGGCTCATCGCCTGCATCCAGCACGTATATGAATTGATGGGACTCCAGTACTTCAATAGAAACGAGCAGATCGCTCCATGTATCTACTTGTCGGACGTATTTCTTTCCTAAGAATGAATTGATGATTTCAAGATGACTGTCACAAAGGTACCATTTCCACTGCCACCCATCCTGAAGGTTATCCCAGGAATTAGGCTCCGTATCGCCCCAAATGACCCGTAGCGAATCCGTGAAGCCGCATGTTGCTTCATCGCCACAAACCTGCCGCTCCTCATTAAGTCCTATTGAGCCGAAGGGAATCATTTGTGTTGATATAAATGGAGCCGGTGGACGTTTAATAGATACACTGGCATCTTGCATGCCGGTAAAAATATTTAACATGGGCATGGAAGCATGCCTCCTTTACTGTTTGACGCTGAATCCGTCCATGCCATAGATACCTCGGCGTCGTGTATAGGGGAATACCTGATGCAGGGCTCCGGATGTTGGGTATGATATCTCATAGGTCTGCGCTGGAGCAGCATTTCGCAGTGAGATGAAATAAATTCCAGGGACATATCCAACCGGCGAGAAGTTTCTTAGTGCATCGGGGTCCCGGAGGACATAACAGACCAGATTCATGTTGACTGTGATGCAGTTTAGGGTATTTATATTCTTGCCCGTATCAGTGCTTGATTCGCTCATGAGCTTGCGATAATCTGGGATATGGGCATTCCAATTTGCACTATCTGCAGAAGCACTTTTTACCGGCAAAGCCATCTGTTTACCCGTATAGCAGTTTGCAAAGCTGTCTGTATCATTCTTGCCTGCGCTGGCCCAGAGAACAGACGTGGCCCGATTTGGTGCGTTATCCATATCAATGCGCAGGAAAGTATTTGCCTGTTCGCATAAGGCAAAGATGGGAGTGCTCTCTGTTTCGATTGTAGTGGAGTCAAATGTTGTCGAAGTTGTGAACATGTCATAGCTATTCCGGCTGCCAGAGAGAATGAGTCCGCCGTCCCATGTTCCTATTTTTTCAAGATATCCAATGGCCAGGTGCTGGTAGACTGCCCCATCAGTAATGCTGATTACGAGCATATCCGCTGGCTTCGTGATAACATTGCAATACAGTGTATAGGTTCCCGCAGGATTGACTGGTATGCCGACGCCAATAGCCTGTTGCGTACCATATTCCCGTGTCACATTCGGCTGATCGTACCAATGGCCTGAGGCTGGCTTATTTGTGTGGGCTGTACTGCCGATAAGTCCAATGCCATAGGCATTCTTTATGTTGCGCTGGGTTTCAAAAATTTTGCTTCCATTCGCAGATCGGAACGATGCGAACACTGTTCCACTAGCATTTTGGATGCAGAGTCGTTTCCCGTCGTATGTTCCGCTATCGTCAACGGACAGGTCATCTACGCAATTTTCAAGGATGGTCCAGCCATTTGCAAGGACAAATTCACTGATTTTTTTAAGTATGGCGTCTGGGCCGGTAAGTCCGGAGTAAGCTGTATATGCCATGTTTTAGTCCTCCATTCTGATAAGTAAGTTCATTATTCGTGATTTTTTATCCATGGCTAGATCTTCGTTCTGCAGCATATCCGTATCGTAGTGGTATACAAGAGCCGCATAGCCCGGCAAATGAAATTTCCGACCTTTCCATACGTTGGGCATGGCCAAATATTTCTTTCCCGCAATCGTTGTCTCGCCAAAAGTTTCCAGAGGCGCGGAGGGAAAATACAAATATGGAACGCTTCCCACCATACCGTATCCATCGGCGTACAATTGTAGCGCATCCGCCTGCAGGTGCTGATGCGGTTCCCTGCAATATACGTGAGTATAGTCCCTGCAGGATTCCTCGGTTGGTCTGATCCAGTTATTTTCCAAGGTAGCCGTCGGAGCTTGGCGTACAAAATGATACCCTGCAGGACCGCCTGCGCAGACATGCTGAGCAATTGCCTGTCGTACTTGCAGGTAATTGGCAAAAGATCTCCAGGACCCATCCGGCAGCATGGCCCGAACCTGAGACGGGCCGCCCGCAGCAGACGTACAGGCAAATGGAGGAATCCCATGTGATAAACTCCATTCTTGAGGGCGATAATCGAATTTCAGTCCAATTACTGGCGTTGGGGTAATTTGTCCAGGAGAATGCATCATATTCTCTCCATAAGATACTAGTCCGCTGGTTCCGCCGATGACAATGGCTGGAAAGGCATAAGCCCCGTTCTCGTCCTTATCGTCATAAGGTTGTAAGAAGCCAAGATAGGCCATATCCCAGCGTTCGGCATTGTTCATGACGATGATAAGTCGTCGATCGTCCTTCAGCAGCCAGTATTTGAAGTTTTCCAGCGGCAGGCCTTCGTACTCATAGGAAAGGGCTGGGTATTCGCATCCGGGGAGAACTGGTGGTGAGAAATTCTGTTTTCCCTGTCCATAAGAATAAGGGACGGGGAAAACGCTATAATCTTGCGTTATTCCTCCAGGCTGGTCGTTCCAGTCAAGTTCAGAAGCATATTGCTTGAATACCCCTAAGTGCATCACATGCGCAGAGGACAGAAAAATATCCGGTGCATCAAAGCTGTAACTTGAATTAGAATCCTTTAGAGAAATACGTGTTCCAGACACAGAAAAATCTGCCCCGCAGCGGTTCAATCCATCTTTTGACCAGACAAAGTATGTAGCCAGATTTGGTTTCGTGAAAAACCAGTTTGGATAAGTGCTGCCCTTTATAATCGTATTTGGCATGAGTCCAATATATTGATATTCACCAGGGCGCCGTCCTTTTGCTCGTAGGATTGTTCCTTGTGGCCATGGCGCATTTCGCATGACGGTCCAAGTGTTTTCTCCATGAATAGCGGCATCTGTCACCCAGGCAATAATCTGATCAATAAGGTCATCAAAGGATACGGCTGTTCCCGTTTTTGATTTTATGGCCATACAGAATCACTTCCATTCTATGACGTGATAGGCATCATCAGCACGACCATAAATATTGTTGAAGACCTTGTAAGTAATGCCGTTATATATGACATTATCTTTTGCAGCAAGGTCCGTTCTATTGCCAATCCAGTACACTCCATCTAGTTCCCCGAGCATTCCGGTTGGGGATTTCTCATAAAGTATGATTGGATAGAGCATATGGTCCTCTGGCGTCGGCTCTGACTCCCCCTTATGGTAAACAGTGAAAGTATCCATAGGAGAAGTATTATTCGGCCAGGTGGTGAGATTATTTCCACCATACTCCCATACTCCGTCTGGCCGACGGATGCATAAGGCGGAATAACCGCCATTCATATAGGGCTTGAAATAGGCACTATGAGCATCCCCGTGGTTATTCCAGATAACGCCATCGTAGGCGGACCCTCCGACTACAAGAGGATAAGTATACTGTCTTTCGATTGCAATCGGTTTCATGAAACCAAGGTACGCAGATTCATACTGATTACTCATCTGGACGGTCAGGGTAAAGCGTGAACTGCTGGCTGTAAGCCAGTAATCCAAGTTCACATCCTTGGCCAGGGGAATGCAGGGCAGACAGTCCTGGTAGATGCTGCCAGGCTGTTCATACCATTCCAGATTGGCATCATACCCGGCAAAACCATTCAACAGGATGTTCTGCTGGTCTTCCCCCTGGTTCTTAATCTGCATGCCAACATAGATTTCATCCTTGCCATCCCCGACTCCCTTAAGGATGACTTCTTTCGTAGAACTGTCTATCACGGCTGGCTGCATAAGCTGCCATTCATTGCCAGAGAAATTGTCGGCGGTGGTAAGGAAACTGGCAACTGCCTGCAAAAGCTCTGCCACACTGTTCACGGTTCCACTTGTTACTGCCATTTTTATCGCTCCTATCTCATGCGCTTATTGATTAAGCTGTTTCGTTTTGCATCCTTTATGCTCTGCTGCCGGATCTCAGTCCGGACAAAGTCTTTCCCATAGGCATCAAATACCTTGTGTCCGTCAATGTAATTATTGACGGAGGTATGGCTGCTGATGGTCGGCGCGCCGGCAAAACCGAATTTCTCTACTACAGCCGCTCCCGCATCACCTACAAGGCCGCCGCCCGCAAAATGCGGAACATGCACCCGCATATTCCCCCAGCGCCCTTCATTGATCTGTTTGAGCACACTAACACCATATTTCCGAACGGCTCTGGCCCGGACCACAAACTCACCCGGGCTCAAAAGAGACGGGATATTATCACTGGTATCTGTTCCTGGGCCGGTCATCAGACCGCCATCGGCCCGTCTCTGCAAGCCGCTCAACATATCAGGGACAGCAAACGTATATTCACTGCCAGCTCCAGATGCACCAGATGCCACACTACCAGTCGACACGATGGAATTGGCTGTCTGCAGGCCATTGACAACGGTGGCTGCCATCGTCTGCAAGGTACTTGCGAGAGTGCTTGCTGCCGAAGCAGCTGTAGCTGTGAAATCCGCAGCTGTCGTAGAAAACGACACACCAGCCTGCTGCATCGCTGCCTGCAAGGAAGCTGCAGCAGGTGTCAGGGAATCCGTACTAATCGCAGGCTGCGTTCCCAGATCCCCGATTTGCTGGCTGATCTCCTTCGTTGTGTTGTAGCCTGTCGTTGTCGCATTGCCTGTATTGGATTGCTGTGGAAACCACTGATCCATGAGATTGCCAACTATTTTCTTTGCGAACAGCTTCTGTAGGTCCTTCAGGATAGAAGTCGCCATATCCTTCAGGGCATCTGCCAGACTGTCTGCCTTATCGATCCCATCCGTCAGGAATGTAATCAGGCCATCCTCCAGGCTGTCTTTCGCCGTTTTCCGAACGTCCTCAAGCAAAGTCGGTGTTCTGGCCAGTTCCTCATTAAGGGCAGCAATACGGGCGTAGTGATCTGACATAGCAATAAGCGTCTGCTGCATATCCGGGCTCGTGGCGGTCAAAGACTGTCGATAATAGAGATCTGCGGTTTCCCGGTTCGAACGGCCTAGCGCTGCTTGTTTCTCTCGTTCGATTTCTTTCTTGGCACGCTCCTTCTGGCCAGCAGACAGCTTATCATTTGCATCCACCATATTGCCGCGCCAGGCAGCCCGGTCCTCAATGCCCTGCTGGAACTCCTGAACCATCTTTACCAGATCGCTCTGAATTCCCTTAATGGCTTTGCTGATTTTCTGGGCGGTCTCCGGATCAATTTTCTCTGTGGCCTCCAGCTCCTTCTGCATATCACCGACGATCTTCGCGATATCATAACGGCCGCCCGGATAATTCCCACCATTGGCATATCCCAGGTACTTCTTTGCCATATCCGCCGCATCATACATACCGTCAGCAATTTTATACGCCATATCTTTGGCATTATCACTGACAACCGACATCGCATATTCCAGATTCTTGTTGGAATTATTGAATAATGCCTGATTGTTTTTGGCCAAGGTAACAATTTTATTGATTTTGACTTCATCGATATTTCCATTGGCCTTCAGCTCTCTCTCGAGCTTTTTGGCATCCGTAAGATTTCTCTCGATTTGAATCGTAGAGGTATCTCCGAGCAGTTCATTGTAGGCTTTCCATACATCCTGCCGCTGCTTTAAGGCTTTATCTGCTTTATCCTGAATGTCCTTGCCGAGTTTTGTCATAGGCTGATAATCAGAGGACAATTCGGACAGAGCATTGATATTTGCCAGCATGTCCTCAAGGGTGACATACCATTCTGCATCACCCGGAACGTTGCTTATATTCGATGGCCGGCTGTGGCCGCTCTCCTGGGCAACCTTCCCCTGCCCAAGAGAATACATGACATGCCCCATATCCGCTCCCGGATGGCCTTCAGATCCTGCTGAAAAGACAATAGATCCTTCAGGGATAAGATTTCGATCTGTGACCGGCCGCATGATGCCGGCAGACAACATCTTCCCCTGCATCCCTTCCAAACTGGCTGCCATCTGCTGAGGACTGCCGCTGGTCCCACTGGCAACATTGGAAAAGAAATGCTCCAATCCAAGATTGTGCCGTTTTAGAATTTCTTCAAAACCAGCTCGTTTGAAAATCTCTTGAACAAATGTTGTGCAGACAAGTTCTCCCGCATTCGTGCCGTAGGGGATTGCTTGAGACACAAGATCCTGCGCTGCGTTTGTCAGCTTATCCCTTAGCCCGGAGGCGCCGGTTATTGGATTTTCCGTAGAAACCATAGGGCCGTTTATAAGTTCTGTTGCTCTGGTATTTTGTTCCTGTGCATGATTCAGTACGCTGTCTGCATATCGTTCAGCTGATGGACCATTGCCATTATAGCGAGCCAGGGCTGTATGGGCATCACCATACTGATTGAGAAGTTCAACCAGATATTTTGCCCCCCCTATGGCATTCTTATATAGATCATACGGATCTCCGGCTAGCCCCTTCGCATATTCAGAAGTAAGCTGCATCAGGCCAATGCCACCATCACCGGATTCCTTCACATTACCGCTTTCATCCCAGTGAGCAAGGCCGGATTCCTGTTGCCCCATACCGAGCAGGAGATCATAAGTGAGTTTTCCCGTCTTATCCAAATCCTTGACTGCCTGGTAAGCCAGATATAAAGCCGCTTCGGAATTTGAAGCGGCTTGAGGTACTTTAGGACCCTCCTGCCGTTTTGCTGTATCCAAGTTTGGTGTTATTGACTGATTCTGATAGGACGCAATGACATTGGCAACATCTTTCTGCACATCAGTAAGCTTTGCAAGAGCCCGCTCATGCTTCGCAAGTTCAGCCTGCAACTTGCCCAACGCCGTGTTCATCTCATCCTGCGTCTTGTAAACACCGCTATCCGAGACTGCCGTCATTTGCTGTTTGATGGCATCAATGCGAGCCTGTTCCTGCTGAATGCTATTTTGAGCCTTTTCTGCACCATACTCTGCCCAGCCAAGACGTGCCTGATCGAAAGCAAGCTGAATGGATTCCATGGTATCCTTGATGGCTTCCAGCTGCGCATCAAGGTTTGATTTTATGAGTTCGGTTTGCTGTTGCAGAGCCTGCTTATTGGCCTGCATCTGCTGTTGATCTTTCTTCGATGACCCGCTCTGTTGGATGGCGCTGGGTTTTGCGGGGCTGTAAGACTGTCTTGCTGTGCTGCTGTTTCGGTTGAGCAGAGACTGGACCTTTTTATCCACAACATCATCTGCAGCATCCGTCTTGATGTTGAATGCAGTTTCCAGCCCAGCCGTCATTTCCTTGATCTTCTTGGGCAGCCATCCGCTCGCCGTTGCGCCCACGCCCGCGCCAATAATTGCACCTGCCGCCAGTGCACCTGCCGGCGTTTTCACCAACGCACCAAGTGCCTGCATGGCATTCCATGCCGCTTGGGCAAGTGTGGCTTTTTTCAAGGCCGTGACAATCCCCAGGACTCTCGTTTTCACCGCCAGATAGGTTGCTGCCAAAGTTTTTACCAGCTGAATGATGGTATTGATAATCATAAATCCAGCCAGTGCATCTACTATTAAATCTATGAGAATTTTTGTCGTGGCGAATGAGTCATTTGCATCATCAGCACCCGCCTTCACCAGATTTACAATCGTATCCGCAACAGAAATCAAAAGGGATACCCACCACTCAACCTCCGAAAGAATTTCCTCAAAGATTGGTGTCAGCGAAATAAGCGCCGAACCAGTATCCATGACAAGCTGGTAGATTTGCTCAAAGAATACTTTTGCCTTATCCAATTTTTGAACGGTTTCTTCGGACATATAGAACTTTCCGTCATCGTCAAAGCTCCCGAACAGCTCCATGAATCGCTGCGCCATACTGCAGGCTTCCTCCATACCTACCTGCAGGCCTGCAACAATCCTGATAAGACCAGAGTCAGGATCTACTTCACTGGTACCATTGATGACACCAACAAAACCATCTGTCATATCGCGAATCTGGGTCAGACCTTTTTTCAGCCCGTCAAAAAGAGGCTGAAACGTAAAGCCGGCAATGTTCTGGACGTTGTCCTTGATTGTGGACAGCAGGCCCTCCATGTTATTAGAGAGTGTTTCTGCCATACCACCAAAGCGATCATTCATGCCTTCGGTCAGCGCCTTGATGGCTGTATCTGCATCTATCCCGGCGTCCCCAATATTCTTGACCTGTTCTGCTGTAAGATGTAGTTTTTCTGCTAAAATCTCCTGTGCCGGAACGCCAGCTTCGGTAAGCTGCAGCAGTTCATCTCCCATCACCCGGCCTTTGGCCTTAATCTGTCCAAGAGCCAAAGTAATACGGTCAACGCCTTCAGTACCCAGACCAAGGCCGGCCGAAGCATCACCGATAGTTCGCAGCAGATTCAGTGCCGTATTTGCATCAAAACCAAATGCCAATAACTTTTTGCCGGCTGTCATAACCCCCGGAAGGTCAAAAGGTGTGTCAGCAGCAATTTTTTTCAAGTCCTGCGTATATTGAGCTGCCAGCTGAGAATTTCCCAGAAACACCTCAAAAGCTGCCTGGCTGTTCTCCATTGCCATTCCATACTTCAATACAGATCCTGCTGTTGCATCAATAGCAGCCGACAGCATACTGAAACCAGCGTACATCCCTGTGATAACCATGCCTAGGCCAGCCAGCTTGCTGCCAAATCCGGAAACAGACGATCCTGCACTATTGGCAGATCCTTCTGCTTGGCGAATGGACCGTATGATCTCATTCATCTTGGATACAAACTGTTCATTTTCTGCTGTGATATGGACCTCTATCCGATTATTCGCCATTTTTTTCACCTTCTGATTTATTTCTTACCGCGCATAGCCTCCAGCATTGGCTTCAGTTCGCGAAAGGAGTTTTTCCCGCCGAGCGCCCCACCAATTCCGGCAATCACATCCTCAATGAAATCAGCCCGCTGCATCAATTCCTCCAGGATAATCTTCTCATAAAGCAGTTTCACTTCCGGCAGACTGTACTCATAGAGAATATCTTCTTTCCGATGTCCGTTGGAAACAAGCTTAGAAAACACTTCTCCCGGGGTTACTTCTCTGATTTCTCTAATATTTTCTTCGGCATCATCGGCGCCAGCCGTTGTACGAAAAAACACCGGTTTACCTCATAGACCGTGATACTTAGTTTGATGAAGTCATCCAACAGCAGGGACTCTACCCTGCTCCGATCCATCTGCGCAGAAAGCACAATCAAATCCGTTAGTGCCTGAATGACATCTTCCGTCTCATCAATAGAACCAATAAAGTCTGTCATCAATTTGAGCTGCGCCAGTTTGTCTTTTCCATCCAGAGCATCAAGCAAAGCTTGCATATCATTCAGGTGTGATGCAATCACGCCAAAAACAATGCTGAATGGTTTGGCCAGTCGAAATGTATTTGCCCAGGAATAGGGCTTTACCCGGATTTCTTCTTCTCCGATTTTCACTGTATCTCCAGCCGTCAGAATCTGCATTTCTTTATCTGTCGTGCTTTCTTCTGCCAAGACAGCGGCAGGCATCTTCTTTGCCATAGAATTTCCTCCTCAACATGAAAACAGACCGACGAAACCACGCCGGTCTACCTTCAAATAACTTATTCTTTTTCCCTGACCAAAATACCCGAAGCGTCCCCCACATAGTCCATGTGGTAGTATTTGCTGTTCGGATTCTCCTTCGATGCGTGTTTTGCATCAGCGATGACCGCAGCCGTAATCTGCTGGCTGGCAAAGTCTTCGCCAATCAATACCATGTCACCATTCGGAGCAAACTTGACATGATAGTACTGGATAGCGACTCGGCGGCCTATTGTTGGATCTGCCTGGAACCGAAGCTCGCCTTCTACCCGATTTTGCGTGGATGCAAACACCCGCGGAATATACTGTTCCGGCACCGTATAGGATACATTGATGATTTCATCAATGCCAATTGCGCTGTCTGTGGAAATACGAACCTTGCCTGTCTCGACATCAACTGCATCTGCCGTGAAGTCTTTGCCTTCAACGAGGGAGCCTCCTGCAGCAATTACCGGGATTTTCCATTCATCCCCCTTCTGGAAGTCAATGGCCGTTCCGGATGCCGCTGCTGCAAAAGCAACAGAAACGCCCTCATCAAGGACCTGTGCTGACCCTGTAATCGCGGTCGGTGCGCTATAGCTGCCAGAAAGACCTTTCTTCCACACGAACATGGCATCTGTAACTGTGCCGGCGGCACTGTTTGCCTTCGTGATGAGGATGTAATAGTCATCCGTCGTTGTTCCGGTATATGTCCCAGATGTTTCTACGGTTCCTGTGGACGCCGTCATACCACCAAGGCTGTCCAGGACAGCTGCCTTGATCTGTGCAGTCGTGCTAGTGGCCCGTGCAAGTGTAAGGTCAGTGTAGTTATAGGCCGGAGTCTCATCATCATCAGTCAGCAGGTAAAGCTCATCCCCAGGCGAAACCACATAGGATTTGCTGTAAGTCTTCGCTTCAATGTGCTTGATCGCTGTCTCGCCCCAGCAGGTCAGCGCCACATGTGCCGGGTCCCACTGATCCATCGTGATCGACAAGGACAGATCGCGCTGCGTTTCCGCAGAAGCAATCAACTCACGGGTGCCGCGCGTCGCATCACGCTTCTCCACGGTATTGACATTCCATGTCTGCGTTGCCCCGCTGCAATGCCCCAGTGTCCGATACACCTGGTATGGATTGGCCGACTTACTAAAATTTTTGAAGCTCCATTCACCAGCAGGGATATTGAGATCTGCCGGATTCTTAGAAGTAACTACAGCCGCTGATGTAGCAAATCGCTGCAGGTCAAAATTCATTCTGTTCATTGTTTCATTCCTTTCTCCATCTGAAAAGAAGAACCATCTGGTTTCCATAGTAAGGCCGGGCCGTGGCACCAAAAGGTGCCACACCTGCTCCGGTAATATCTACGGTTACCTTATAGTTCTTCAGGATAAATCGCTGCAGCAGTCGGATATTGTCAAGGATGGCATTCTGGACTCGGTACATTTCCCGATAAGATACCATGATATCCGTGCTGTCGGTCTTGTATTTGATCTTGAGATAGATTGCGATATTCGTAGCCGAGGTACTCCGTTCCTCCGCATCGGCCTCGCTGTCCCAGTCCACTTCAATGATAGACTGCCCTCGGGCGCCCGCCTGTCCGGAAACTCCAGTCGGTGATAAACTGCCGCCGATTGCCCCCACCTGATAGTCACTGAGTTCTGCCAGCGAATCAAGGTATTTCACAGTGCTTTCGACCATAGGAAGCCACATAAGCCGCATTACGCCCGCCTCACTTTCGTGGTCAACGGAATCGCATCGCCGGCATCAGCCCCGGCCAATCCCGTGAAGGTCTCGGCCGTAATGCGGGCCTCCCAGCGCAGATATTCCTTCTCATAGATGGCCCGCTTGCGCTCATAAGCATCTTCTTTAGTTTCCAGATTTCCGTCTACCAGCGCTGACGCATTACGCGCACAAACCATCAAGGCATAGAACAACGCCAGCTGGGAAACCGGATACGCGATTGGCGTCCGGATACGTTCCTGCGGAACCTGCAGACGAGCCGCCAGCCCATTGACATACTGTGTGCTTTCCTGGATATCCTCATTCGTCAGCAAATCCTTCAGCAGGACGTCTCGGACATCCTCGATATTGAAATACATGATATCACCTCCCTATGCCAGCCCGGCCGCTTCAAGAGCAGCCTGCGTTCGACGTGCAAAGATTGCGTTGATTTTTTCTACGTTCCGGCTCGCTGCCTGATACAGGAAACGATCTGCTGGAGAGCCAGGATGCATGACCCGGTGAAAATAGACGAAATCACCATTCTGCGCCCATCGAAGGGCACTTTTTCGTTTCGCCGTAATGGGGTATTTGGCATGCCTCGGCCCGAACAGGCCCGTCGGCTCATGGACATACCTTCCATATCTTGCAACAGCCTCATCGATAAAGACAACCCCTTCAGCTTTCATGCGTTCAACTCGATAATCGATGGCCCGTTCCAATGCCCCGGTATGTGCCTTGAATTTATGCTCGGTACGTGCCGTAAGTTGGACTGCCGCACATGCCTCTCTCAAGGCCCTCCTCATCTCTGTCAGTGCTGCATCAGGTGCTTTGTCTGCAGCCTGCAAAATCCCGGCGGCGTCAATTCTTAACTTTATATCCATAACTTAGACAGCATCAGCCTGCTTGCCTGCGGGTTTTTCATCGGGCTCTTTATAGGCCTCTGGAGCCGATTTAAGTTTAGATGCGGGCTTTTTCTTCGTATCCAGATTAGTCTCTGCCTTCGGATCTTTTTTGGAATAGCCATTTTTCAGGTATTTGTCTGTATCCGTATCATTTATAATGATACGGCCTTCTGCGTTATACAGAGTGATCGTTTTCAGTAACATCTGCTTCACCTCCAAAGCAATATTGATAATTTTCTTTCAGGCGCTCCAGCTCCAGCTTTGCTGATTTCAGAATAGCCATCGTCGTCGGCAATAGTCGACAGGTCAGATAGAACTCACCTTTCTTCGCCGCAATGAGTGTATCTGGATCGTAGAAGGTACAGCCTATTGCTGCCATATCGCATACGGTAGATACGGCAGCACAGACTATGTTTTTTCCGTCGTGTTCGGCGTATTCTGATGCATGCCCCTTCACCAGCAGCACCAGACAATCTCCACCGAGAGAAACAACATATCGAATCATATTAGCCCAGGAGACGGCAGGCCAGCTCCGGAATCATCGTCTTGAAGCCGCACAGCATATCAATGGAACAGATATCCCGCTTCTTATTGATGTCATAGCCAAATACTACCCGGAGAGACAAGCCGCCGTCACTGATGATGGCATACGACTCAGATGCGGTCCCCATCGGTTTGGCCAGCGGACGGGAAACCATTGAGAATGCATTACGATGGAAAGCCATGCTGGCTGCATGGTTTGCAACCAAAGCAATTACTGTGTTTGCTGCAAATTCCTGACGAGCTGCCGGATAGAATGTTACCGTCACGGCATTGCTGGCTGCTGTGGCATCTTTTGTGACAACGTACGGCCGGTTATCGCCAGCAATCGTGAAGATGGTGCCCTTCTTGATTGTGCCAGTAAGTGCTGTATCCGTGAATGTTGCCACATTGATATCCTTACCTACCGTTGCGGAGAGCTTCGTCGCAGCCGTGGACGAGATATCGCCATTGTCATGACTGCAGATATTCTGATCCATGAAGAAATCGAACCCAAACTTGCGGCCCAGGCGGGCATTGATGATGACATCCGTTTCACCAGTCGTACTCATGGAGTTGAAGGTATCCAGTTCCAGGAGTTTTGCATCGGCCGCTGTATCAAGGACAGCCATGCGTCCATCCATCGGTACCTTGTTATCATTCATCTCTTTACGGATTGCTGTAATCGCGGCCACACTGGACGGCGTGCTGCCCGGCGTACCAACATAGTACGGAACATCCGCATAGAGCTGGCAGAGGGCTTCATCAACCTTCTGCTGGATAGCATTCACTGCCGGAACAATCAGCTGCTGGCTGAAGTCGCGGATATCCAGAGTGAGCTCCTTGTTCGTGATACCGAACGATACATCCATGATGTTGTCCAGGACGACTGGCACCTTGCCCTCGGTGGCGTTCTGAATTTCGATGCCTGTCGCCGGATCGAAGGTCTTCGCCTCAAAGGTAGCCGGCCGACGGACCATTACCGTATCGCCGACCTCTGCGAAGTCATTGTCGAAATCGCGGCTCACAAGCTGCGGCATAACCGTATTGTTCTTGAGCACCATCAGCGCCTCACGTGCTACCTGCACCGGTGTGATGAATGTGTTATCAAAACGCTGCAGGTCAAATTTGATATTTTTCATTGTCTTATTCCTCCTTTAGATTTTGCCTTCTTTGCGCATCTTTTCATACTGGGCCTGACTCATGTTGTTGAAGTCAAGCTTTCCCGGCTCGCCGCCGCCAGATCCTGCGCCGCTTTTCTGATTGTTGGCCAGGAGTTTCGGGTGCTTCTCGAAAAACATCTTAATGCCTTCCTCAACCGTGACCTGGCTGCCGTCTTCCAATGTGAAAACAGGGGATTCATCCTCGGCAATGGATACCTGATTGTTAAAAATTGGCACCAGAGTCTCGTACTCTAAAGCATCGGATTTCTTCAGGGCATTTTCAACGGCCGTGTTGCGAATGATTCCGTGGATACGGTTCAGACGTTCATCTGCCGTTTTCTTATGTTCGTCGCGTTCTGTCTCAATCGTCTTGAGCTTGCGGGTGAGTTCATTGTTCTTACTCTGCAGGATGGCCACATCCCCATCTTTATTCTTGCCATGCTGCGTACGCAGGGACTCGAGTGCACTGTCCAGATCTTCTGTGTCTGCCGGAATACCGTTGAAATCCATGAGCTTGTTGAAATTGCCGGCAAAGGCATCCCGCTCCTGGCTGAGCTTCTTGCTGGCATTCGTCAGGCGCGTCACCTGTCCATGCAGTTTTGTAATCTCGCCCTTGGCCTTAGCACTGCCCTCGACCAGTGCGTTGAATCCCGCCACATAGGCATCCGCACCATCCATCCCCTGCAGGGCCGACAGGATATCCTCCGGACTCTTGCTGTCGTTCCCGCTGTCATCACCACCATCGTCATCGAAGCGTTGCAGGTCAAAGGCCAATGCTTTCACGAGCTGTTTCTGTTTGCATACAGTCAAAAATTTACTTTTCAAGAAAAAACCTCCCATACTTGATTTTTAGGTATAAAAAAAGGCCGCATCATTGCAGCCCGGACAATCCCGCACCCTATTCATATTGCCGTCCTCCTACTGATATCGTCTCCATTGGCTGATGAACCGCCGGGCAAACGCCTTGGCATACCCTTCCAGCGTATCTGTCGTGATAAGTGCTGCCGGCGCCGCCTCCGGTGTCAGCCGGTGGCGTTCATACAGCATCGTATAGTCCTGTATAGATAGTCTGGGCAGATCATCCATTTCCAGGCACCTGATTCGTTCCTCATACCATAGCGCGAAATCCTGCATTTCCGAGTAAAGTGCCATGATGACACCATCCGGGACAGCAGCAAATGTATGCATATCCCACGAATACATCAGTACCTCATCATCCGTTGGAGTGGCAATCATGACGCCTGCCTCCACCAGTACCGTTCGGACCTGGTCCGGTACCCGACACTCGGGGAACAACTGCAGAATCTCTTTCCTGCCCATAAACTTCATCCTGTCACCTCCTAAAAATAGGCATAAGAAAAGCACTTACGATAATCGTAAGCGCTTTTCATCTGATAAAGGCTTTCGGCAGGCGTGGCGTTCTCCTGCATCTCTCGAGTTTCCTCTGTCTAACCGTCGGCGTGTGGATGCCACGAAATTTTCCACCTCAAAAACCTTTTCTTAAGCCCATTATACTACATTTATGATTTTGCGTAAAGTATTTCAGCGTTTTTAACATAACGCGTATGTAGCTTTACAATTGATGTGAGACCGCTCACTACAAAAAAACGGTTAAATCCTGTAGAATTTAATTTGCACACCAAATTCAGAAAG